CACCGGCATCCCTCCATAATCATCTGTTCTGCTAGTGATGGCCCTGTATCGCCACGTTTATGCCAGCAACTGCTATCTAATACACCATATCTAATGGTTCCATCGTTCTCTTCTGCCTGTAACACCATCTTTGCTAGGTCTTTTGCAAGCACCTTTGAGACATATAGCTCACGATAGATGACAAGTTGCTCACTTGGTGTGACAGCAAACCATATAACAGCGCTATAACTCCCATATCCATAGTCACAAGCCCTAAATTTAACCCAGTTATGTGGAATGTCAAAGGGTTCTACCACATGAACAGCCCTATTAAACTCAGGAAACGCTGCTCCCTCTGCAATATCCCAGTTTCCTTCCAGTAATTGCTTACGTTGATGCTCGGGCAGGGACAACAACATGGTTTCGTAGTCGCCTGTCTCAGCTAAATAGGGGTTATCGGATAACATTGCGGGTATGAACCGGCGTTTGAACAGCGGTTGTCCCTCTTTAGTGTGTCCTTTTGGGTAGGTTAGGGTGGTGGCAGTATCAATGTCGGTGGCCCAGAATGCTTTTCCCGCTGGTGCTGGATCAATAAACATCTTTTTAACCCAAGCATGCCCCGGCCCACCCGGATTTGTGGTGGCTCTCATGTAAATGGGGAGGTCAGCAGCGGGAGTACGCAGCCGTGACCTCATGTAGTTCCACGCAAACGGAGTATGCCACTGTGTTAGCTCGTCAAAACCAATCCAGCTAAATGCCAATCCCTGATAACGAAGCACATCTTCGTCTCTGTCGAGGTATGACATCCATAATCTAGCGCCAGATGGAGCAACCCACTGCATCTTCCGCTCACTCCACTTAATGTTGGGATAGATTTTGGGATATATCTCTTGGCTCTTCCAGATAAGCTCTCGGAGTTCCTCTGTTGTGTGGCGTAACAACAGGCCAGAAAATTGGGGATGGCCTAGATAGCGCAGCGGATCTGCTAACATGGCGTAGCTCTTGCCGCCTCCAGCAGCGCCGCCGTATAACACCTCACGCTCTGAGGCAGATAGGAAGAATGTTTGTGGCCCTGCGTTGGGCTTGAAGATGATGTTCTGTACAGGAGTCTGTACAGCACTAGATATCACTACTTCTGAAGTTGGAGGAGATGTCTCTGTAATGATCGGACTTGAAGTAGCTTCCTTCTGTGCCGATCCTCTTTTCGTACTCTTCGGCCTTCCTAAGGGCTTCTTCGTACCGTTGGGCAAGGAGGCGGTAAGTTGAAGATTTTCTCCTGTTCGACTGCTCATGTTCTATTCTGCTCTTAAGTCCTGCGTGGGAAATCTGTCTACCAGATGCTTCCGTCAACCAATCGGCAACCTGCCTATACGAGTATTGCTTTAGATATTTCTTCGCTTGCTCAAGAGCATCAAGCTCTTTAGGGATGGGGAGAAGCCATCCCACATTCTCTTCATCCTTCTTATAACCAAATGGAACCGTTCTGGAAAGCTGAGGTACTGAAACATATTCCTTACCTCCCTCTGGCTGTGGCAATATCCACTTGCCAGCGGTGCGTTCTTGCATTAGTCTTCCTCATATTTATCCTTCGCTGGCAATATCATCACACCATTCATTGCCTCTACTTGCACCTTGTCTGTCTTCACATGACCGGCCCTATCAAGCATATCCTTAGCCGCGCTAAGTTTTTCTTTGAGGCCCAATTGCGTAGGACTTTCAATGCCACTAATTATAGCACATGCAGCGCGTGGAGCATTCATGGCAATGTATAATGTGGTGGCTTCAGCAATCTCTTCCTTCAAGGAGTTGATAAGTTCTTTGGTGGAATAGCCTTCAGAGAATCCAGCCAGCCGCTTAGCGACAACAGGATTACCTGCTGCCTCTTCAAACAACACCTCTAGGAATTTCTTTTGTCTTTCGTCTAGTTCTTTTGCCATTATCTATACCTCGCTGTTTTAGCAGCAACAGCTTTGGGCTGAGCTACAAATTGTTTACCCTTAGCTTTGCCCTCTCGCTTAGCCTTTGTAGTGGCAGCATACTCCGCAGGTGTCAGAGCTTTGATTGCTGCTGCTGGTAGATAGCGTTCCCCTGTCTTAGAGGAAGGTTTACCAGATTTAGTTTGCCACTTCTGATCGCCCCAATCCTTTAGGGATTTCTGAGCGGCTTTCATGTTTTATAGCCGCCACCAGCAGCTTTATATTTCTTAGCTACAAGTTGCGCTTTCCTTGCTGACCACTCACCAGCGGCTGTGCCTTGAACAGCAGCAGCCTTCACCTGAGACAATATCTTCTTTCTCAGTGTAGGCTTTGTGTATGGGGAAGCAACAGCGCCTTTCTTTGTGGTAGCCATCACTTCATCTTTTTCAGTGTCTCAGCAAGCCTAGCACGTTGTCCCAATTTACCGGGAGCTTTAGCTGCCTTAGCTAGTGCCTTAGCTGGAATAGTCTTACCTGCTTTAACGCCAAGTGATTCCCGTAAAGCTCCGGGTTTCTTAATTGCTTCTTTAATCCAATTCTTAGTAGCCATGTGTTATCTCCTCACAGGATCAAAATATTCTTCAACAGAAATGATGATATCAAAATTGCTAGCAGAATTAGTGTGAGCTACAATCTTATCGTTCTGATGCAGGGACATAACACCAGCATTCAAAACATTAAATGAACTGTTGCTAGACATTACATAGTCGTTTAACAAGTAATGATAAGTTGTGTCCTCTGTATGGTAAAATTGAACAGCAATAGTTTTATTAGCTGTTCCTCCAGAAGCAATATTCAAAAGCCTAACAATAGCTGAGAAGTTAGGGGGACATTGATAGACAAGCTGAGCGTTAGCATTGGGAGCCGTAGCTGTGATACGAGCACCTTCTGTCTTAAACTTACTAGCTGCCGAAAATGGCATAGCTTACTTCTTCTTTAACTTAGAAGCTTCAGACAAGGCAATGGCAATGGCTTGCTTTGGGTTCTTAACAACAGGGCCACCTTTGCCACTATGCAAAGACTTGCCCTTAAACTCATGCATCACTTTACCCACTTTGGCAGTTTGCTTCTTAGAAAGTTTCGTAGCCATGTTAACATTTCTTTCCCTTAGCCATGCCACCTTTGTTCATCATAGTAGCTTTACCTTTTGGCTTGCTCATGCCAATAATTAGAGCAACAGCGGGAGACTTAGCACCCTTCTTGACAGCGCCACCCTTAGCCATCATCATCTCTTCTTGCTTCTCTTTCTTCATCGGTTCTTTTTTCTCATGCTTCATCATTGCAGATTTAGACGAGTAGGTTTCTTTACCTTCAACAATTTTCTTAGTAGCCATTTTATTTTTTGCCTTTCTGAGCAGGAGGAACCGAAGCCCCACAATTGACATAGCCACCTTTGGCATAAGCCGAAATCATCTTCATCTTACTAACAGGCTTTATTGCTTTCAAATTCACAGCACCACCCTTAGAATACTTAGGAGGAGTGTTAGACTTTGTTTCACCTGCTTTGGTTTCTTCGTAGCCTTTGGCTTCCAGCGCAGTGGCCTTGTCCAAATAAGCATTACGCACATCTTGAGGCAAGCTAGTGTCTTTAGCTTTCTCTCTGTACATTGCTACCTTCTCTGCCGATGTTCCTGTTGCTGTTGCTGTTGCTGTTGCCATTTGGGTTCCTTAAAAAACTACTCGTAGTTATATCACCATTTAACTTTATCAGCCCAATAACCTGCTGACATCTTTCCAATGGCGATGTCCTTAGCATGTCTGGCTTTAAAGCTCTTCTGTCTTGCTTTCTCTTTTTCTGTGGTTGGGTGCGCTCCTGCACCTTTAACACCCTGCTGTCCAAAACGAATAAGCTTAACCTTGTCCCCTTCTTTGGCTAAAACAACATGGCTCTTTGTTGGGTGCGATGGGGTGGCTTTAGGCTTGTTGTAGCCGCTGAATGTTTCTGTTCCTCTTTTAATTTCCATTTGTTACTCGCTTACAGAAAACCTGCTGGTTCCCTTTCTATCATTCCATCCTTCTTGTTTCATTGCATATTCAACAGCATCAAGAGGGAACCAATAACCTGTGTGCTTTTCTAAAGCAGTTCTAACAAAGTAAACATCACTGTGCGGTATGTGTACTGTTTCCAGCTTGTCATTGTGCATAGCTATATAGATCTGTGACATCACCGAGTAGGGTGGAGAAGATAACAATCCCTTAGCATCTAGCTGTTCTTTTGTTTTTAACAAAAAGGAATAGTCTTTCACTGTCGATTTCATATAGTGAAATTATAACATAAGTGCTTTAAGTGGCATAGAAGTTGCTTATATAGAGAGATTAGCGATATTATAGCTTATGTATACATCAGCTACTATATAGAGGAATAATAGTAACATAGCCAGAATAAAGAGTTAATAGATAATTAAAGTAAGAAGATCTATCTGCTTTATCGCTATTAGCGCTTACAACGCTATCAGCAACGGTGAAGAACTTCATAGCCCCCCTACCCCCACAGATGGAGGTATGACACAGATGATAGCACAAAGCAACAAGCTGTGCAAGAGTGTAGCAAAGAAACAACAACAATAATTCATCTGCTTAATTTTTAGGCAACATTCCCTGATTCTCTCCTATTGTCCGGAAACTAAGAGATCGTTGTTGGGAGTGCTTTCACTGTCCACATCCCTTTCCATTGCGGAATGCTCAGCAAGCCACTCTATCAGTCTTTACAGCCTCTTTTTCCAATAGCCAAGGGATAGGTAGCCTGTGCCTTGTTTTTAGCTGATTAGCGTGTGTAGCCTTCCAACTATTGTTGCTAATCTTAAAATCCCCTTCTGTGGGCTAGGCCATACACAAATAGCGCCATACCCCCCACTGGCCCACGCCCGTCCCCGCTCAGCCGCGCACACGCCGCCGCGCATGGCTGCATAGGGCTGCGTATAGCTGCACCTAGGAATGCAGATCTCCAGAATTAATTGTCTTTTGAATTCAATGAAGTCAAGTGATTCTTTTGATTACCTTAAAATTCACCTTGAATACCAAATGCCTAATAAATTCAATGGGTTACATAAAACTGCATTCTGATTCGGAATCAGCTCAAGTAGCAACTATGGTTGGAAACTGCCTCTTTTTTAAGCACACCGCCCCACTTCGGCATGGCGGTATATAGAATATACCGGCAATCTGTACTGTACTAAAACCCAGTTTATCCAGCCCAATGCTGTACAGAAAGCCAGTGCTATCCAGTGCTGTATAAATCGACAGTGCTTTGAAGTTATCCACAGTTTATCCACCACAGAAAAGCTCGCCAACAAAAAGTGTAGCCATTGTGGATAACTCAAAAGCCTCGTGTGCGGCTTCCTAACTTAATTAAGACAATTCTTATGCCATCTCTGATGGCGTCTAGAATTGTATTAAGTTAGGAAGATCTGCGCGCATCACCCGCGAATCTTTGTCTTTCATTTTTTGAAGAAAGTATCCCCTTTTAAGTATGAAAAGGGGAAATACTTTCTTCTTAATAAAAAATGAAAGACAAAAAATGAGAAAAGCCGACTACAGTTTTACGATTTACATGGCCTTCAAAGCATTCGTGTTTTTGGTTGCAGCTTTGGTTGTGTGGAATTCAGATCAAAGCGGTGGCCTATTGATGATGAGTGCAATATCACTGGCTATGACACCTTTGGTGTTTTGGGGTGAAAGCAAAATCACCTACAATCGGTAAGGGTATTATTGTTCTGCTAAAGTAGCGTTTCTCATGGCAATTTTGCCACTACCTTCCTGAAAGGAAACACGTTATGTTCAAGTCTAAAGCTTTGCTTTCTGTCGGCTCCGATGCTAAGACAGTCAAGGGTGAAACCTTCGG